CTTGGCTAGTAGCCTGCTCTTTTTGGTCGGGGAACCACATATTGTTCAGGGACAAGCTGTTGGTGATGTCATAGCCTGTCAGCGCAGCGATAGCGCCGTGGTTCATCAAGTCGGCCAACGAATGATCGCCAACCTTCACATTACCAAAGGTTTCAGGGAGCCACTTATTGCGGAACCACAACTCAAGATCACGTTCCTCGATTGGATCATCGTCGTCGTCACGCAGCATATTGCGCAAGCCTTGGGCAATGCCCATAGCCAAAGACATACCGGGAATCCCCATGTAGCCAGCCAACATACCAGACATAGCCAACGAGCCCCAGAACTGCATCGCCGCCTGTTTGCGCTCTTGGGGGGTCATGTTCTTGTCGATCATCCGACCAAAGTTTCTGACAAAGTACGTAGTCACAAACGCAGGGAACATTTTGAACTGCAAGACTGCGCGACCGAGCGGCTTGTGCGCGTCCAGAGCTACTTGATTGTTTGCGTCGGCGGCGATACCGCGTGGGCGGTTGATCGAAGCGTAGTTACCCAGTGCGGTGTATGTGTCTTTCTCGGCGAGCTTGGCCACTTCCTCAAATGACATATTGGGGTTGGCTTTGCGATACAGCCGGAACGAAGACATGAAAGTCACTTCACGAATCATGCGCTCAGCATGGTGGAACAACCCAGTCATCATGGTGCCGACATTGCTCATCACGCGGCGAGCGGGGGAGTTCAAAATGTGTGTAGGTTTTTTGCGGCGGTTGCCTAAGTCGTAGGCCATCGTGGTTTCCGCAATGCCTCTATCCTGCAGGTACTGAGCTGCTCGGCGTTCTTCGGAATTGAGTTTGATGTTCTTTGAAGCTGCGATGGTAGGTGCAACAAAAGAACGGTTGCCATCCTCGTCCTCGTGCATAACGCCGAAGTTATTGAACACATTCAGGAAATTACCCAGCTCTCGCGCAGTGGCAGCAACGCCATGCTTGGAAGCGAGCACAGGAGCAGCAAAGACTGGGATCGCCGAGAACTGAGCAATGGCGGTCTTCACCGTGCTCATCATGTAGAGGAACGCTGACTTGTTTGCAAAATCAACCGCGCCCCCGATTGCACTCGGGCCACTTGGGTAGGCTTCATTCTCCACGCGCAGGCGCATCTCGGTTACAAACTGGCCGAGTTTTTCTTGGTCAGGATTACCTGCCAACGCATCTTGTGCAGCTTGCACGCTATCGAGCATAGGCTGGATGTACTTCAACCGGGCCAGTTGGTTGGCCATGTTCTGCGTGGATGCAGCGAAGTTGCGGTTAATGTCTTGCGAGAACCCTGTCACGCCTTGGCGGTGAATGAACTGCTTGCGGAAGCTCTTGTCTGGCAGAGTCTGCAGCATCAGTTGGTAAATCTCGTCCTTGAACGCATCGGGGTTTGTGATCGAGTAGGTGCTGACCGCGTTGCCAAAGTCATCCACCACAGGCGCGGGACGAACGATAGAGTCATCCACTGCTTTGAACACCGCTTTCAAATACTCGCTGGTGTTGGCCATGTGCTGGCGTGCCGACTGCATGTCGTTGCCGGATTGAATCTCCTGATCCTCCATCATGGTGCGCAGGTCGCGTTTGTCGCCGTTCGCTTGCATTTGACGCACTCGGCGAGCCAAGAACATATTGCGGTCGTAGGCCGACTCAAACATATAGAACTCACGGTTTGCACCAGCCCCAATGCGAGCCCAGTATTGGCCATAACGCATCAAGGGGAAATATGGAGGAATGTATTTCGTGCCATCGGGCGCAGTGGTTTCTTTGCGGGACTGCTCAAACATGTTGCGAATAGACGCAGCCAATTTGCCTTTTGGTGTGCTGGGGTCATCAATGCTGCCTTCAGCACCGGACTTCTCAACACGCTCCATCAAGAGGGCTTTGTATTCTTTGTAGTTGTTCTCGTACAAGTCGCGCATCTTTTCGTAGATCGCTTTGGATTTGTCATCGAGCTTGGACCACAAATGGTTCAGAACTTTATTGCTGTTGTCACGGGCTGGGTCAACACCACGCAGAGTCGCATAGTGCATAACGTCCCCAAGATGCTCGTACTGCTGTGGGTTATCCAAATGCAGGTTATTGATGTCGTTGCTGATTGCCGCAGCCTCCGCTGTCTTTTTGGTGCGCATACCGTTCATATCGGCAATGGTTTCCCACGCGCTGCGAATGTTGCGCATACCAAGTTTTTCAGCCCAATCAACCAGCGTCTCACTCTGCAATGTGGGCAAGAACTGTCTGAGCGCTTTAGTTCTCCAGTCTTTAAATCTTGCCGCAAGTACGTCGGACATGAGGGTATTGTCGCGTGTAGTAACCAGCTCACGGATTGCGTCCATGATGCCCGGCTGAGGGCCCGCACCGACTTTAGATGTGGTGATTTTTTCAACGAGTTTGTCGGTCTTAGCGACGTTGGCCTTGGCTTGCGCCGACACCTGCTCTGGCATACCGTACTCGGCCAAGCGCATAGCTGGGGTCAATTTAGCATTCAGCACGCGGTCAGTCACAGCGATCAAATCAGACAAAGCATTGACGGTATCTTCGCCCATCCCAAAGAACTTGCGCAGTGCATCAACAAACCGATTGAAGAAAGACGTATCTTCTTCATACCCATGCGCACCCATCAGGAACTCTTGCATACCCGAGTCAGACATGCCATAGGCTACAAACTCGCGGGGGTCATCAAAAATATTGCCGTTGCGGGCCAACTTGGAAATGTGCTCGGGGAGTTTGCCTTGCTTGGCCAATTCATTAAATCGGTCTTTTGCGCTGTTCATTGTGCGCAGCAAATCTTTGTAGGCCCGGGTAAGTTTGGCATCACCGGAGAACCCGCGTTGGAGCGCGTTCAAGGCTTGGGACAGCTTGACGTTTGTAGCGGCGTGCAGCATCTCGTGCAGCACGGTCACGTTGTTGATACCTTGGTCATTCCCAAAACTTTCGCCGCGCACATAAACAGTACGCTCACGGGTCTGAGAATTTTCCACGTACATGCCAAACGCACGATCCCATTCTTCTGCGTACTTTTGCAACTGCGCGGGGAGTGGATCACCCTTTTCAACTACGACAAACTTCACGCCGGCAACGAATGGGCGCAGTCGTTTAGCCAAAAATCTTTGGAACGCATTGCCTTTTTTGGTGATATACGACAGCGCTTGAGTAGCGTTGGTGAACTTGGAGAATTGGGTATCAACCGCACCGTTGTTTGTTTGACTAGGCGAAGCGTACTTGAGGCCGGCCTTAACATCGGCCTTCATTTTGGGCGTGATGCTAGGGTTGTTTAACGCAGCATCAATTTTTCTGCGCAGCGCTGGGTTGCCCTCGGCGGAGTCCTGCAGTTGCATCAATGCCTTGAGCGCTTGGATTGTGCCTACCCGCTTATCGCGTTCAGCCGCCGTCATTGCCTCGTCGCTGTCAATGGTGTCTAGATCGATAGGCTCCAGAGCCGCGTTGAGTTTCTCAACTGCATCATCCGCTTGCTTGTTCAAAGCCTTGGATTTTTCCTCGCTTTGCTTTTTCTGCTCGGCGAGTTTTTGGTTGCGTTCTTCCGCAGCCGCACGCTGTTCTTCGGTATAGGCGGGGCGACCCTTCCCTTTTTTAGGCGCTTCTACTAATTCTTCAGCAGGTGCAGGAGTTGTTTCGCCGGGTGTTTCAGCGATTGGTTCGGCAGGTGTTTCGGCAGGTGTTTCGGCAGGTGTTTCGGCAGGTGTTTCACTGACGACTTCTTGGGGCGCGTTTGCTTTTTGCAGGGCGTCTGCCGCCGCCATTGTGCCCCCACGGACTACTGCAGCGGGTTGTTGGCTTTCTCCTGCAGCAGGCACTGCAGCATTCGGTTCAGCAGGAACCATTCCATTTCGTTGAGCTCCTTCAACTCCTGCGGTGGGCTCGACTTGACCGGGCTGTCCAGCCACTTCATCGCCTCCTCCAACTGGGGCGGCGTTAGGTTCTGCAGCATTTTGTGTCCCTTCAGTTTGCTTCTGATAATCCGCATCGTTTTCGGCTTCCTCAGTTGCGATCTTGATTGCTTCCTCGCGGGCGTCCTTGGGGTCAACGCCTTTGGCTACTAACTCACTCGTGACCTGATGCACATACGCTTCATCCACGGTAACGCCGGCGGCAGTTTTTTCTTCCACCGGAGCATAGACAGTCTGCAGTTTTTCGTACTCGGCCTTCTCGTCGGGGGTCAAGGTTTCTTTTTCCCCGAGGGCAGCTAGTTGGGCGCGTTCTGCTTCAACTTGCTGTTTGGCTTTGTCTGCAACATCTTGCTCTTGTTGGCTGAGTTGCGTGCGTGCATGGCCGACTTCCCGTGCGCCAGCAGGAGCGCCGAGACCAAAACCCGCCAAACCTTCAAGCGTGGCTTGGCCGACAACACCTTGCATCAGCGGGGTATCAATGCCTTCGCGCTGCAGCGCCAAGTTTTGTGCGATTTGTTGTTGGGCGGACTGGCCAAACTCTGTACCAAATTCTTCCGCACCGGAAATGCCAGCTTGCTTGAGGGCTCCGCGTTTCTTAGTTTTTTCAAGTTGCTCCTGCATCGCTTTTGCGGCGGCAGCGTCGGCGGCAGCGTCTGCCTCTTTGCCCATGATACGGCGTTCGGCTTGGCGAGCTACAGACCCTTGCATACCCGAAACAGATTCCAAAGCACCAAGAGCGGCACCACCAAGAATCATGTCCAAGTTTTTGCCGTTGTATTGCTGCGCCAACTGAGCGCGAGCTTCCACCTGCTCGGGTGGCATATCGGTTTTGCTGAGCTCTTCTTTGACCGAGTCGTAGATTGAACCTTTGACCGCGCCCGCGCCAGTAGCAGCACCGAGCAACGCGCCCGCGCCGCGAACGGCCAACGCCCCGCCGCCCAGAACCTCAGAACCAAGAGCGCCGACCAGCATGGGGCCAGATGTGCCCAAAGCGTTAGAAATCAAATCGACAGGCGCAACAGTCAGGGCTTTCACACCCGCTTTAACCTGATCCCAGACTCCTTTGTTTTTCGCCTCGTCCATGATGCGGGCAATTTCTTGGGAGTCTTGTTTGGACTGCGCACTCAGCAGACTGCCGATGTAGTCCTCCCCGCCTTTAAGTGTTTTGGAGACTGGGTTGTTTGCGCCGAAAGCGTCCGAGATCATGCGCACGCCGGTAACAAAACCTTGCGTGACTTCGAGGGGGACGTCGGCTACTTGACGGAAAACCGACTGGTCTTCTGGCTTGGGCTCTTGCTGTTTCAGCCATTCTTCGGGGCCGAGGATTTTGTTCCCGCCGCCGTTTTGTTGAGCCAACCATTCTTCTGGGCTAAGGATGGTGGATTTTGCACCACCATTTTGTGAAGCCAACCATTCTTCGGGGCTCATCGATTGGGGCATTATTGGCCTCCTGATTGGCTTCTAACGTAGGCTTGATACGCATTCCATTGCTGGTCTGTCATGTTTGGGGGACGAACCATATTAGCACCCGCGCCGCCAGTAGTGGTCGCAGGAGCTGGGTTGGGGTTAACCCTTTGTTGGACCATTGCTTCTTCCCGTTCGGCCATAGCTTTAGCGTCGTTGTTTTTCTTAGCAGCTTTCCACTCGGGGTCAGAATATTTGGCAGTATCCACAGCGGCCAGAGCTTTTTCTCTTTGCACCGCTGCGTTGTTTGCAGCAGTTTGATCCACTCGTTGGCCCGCCGCCCATGCGCCTTTTGTTTCTTGTGCAACGTCAGAATACGCTTTTGCTTGCAACGCTTTCAAACGCACTGGGTCGTTGGCGATTGTTGGGTCGGCTTGAATCGCAGCGTCCACTTTTGCCTTGACCATGCTGAGCTCGAATGTGGGTTTGTTGACCGCAGCCATTTGTGCAGCAGTGCTGCGACGGTTTGCTTGATCTTGCTCGGCGAGAGTAGCCAGTTTGCCTTGTACATCGATGTTGCGACCCAGAGCTTCTTTCTTTTCTGCTTGGCCTTGATTGAACAACTCTTGCGCTTTACCAACCATACCATCGGCACGAGCTTGATCCGCAGCGGCCAAAGTGATTTGAGATTGGCGCAGTTGGCGTTGAGCGTCGCGGCTTTCTTTTTGAGCTTTGGCAACTTCGTCGCCGTAGGCAGCACCCGCAGCACCAAGGCCACGGATCAGATTATTGCCTTGGGACAGCGCCATCGCAGCTTTCAGCGCCCCTAGACCCTTGGCCGACTCCACATCTTTGCCGCTTTTCAAGTCGGCGACTTCACTTGCAATATCTTGTGCAAATGGTTCAGTTTTGCTTGGGCCAAATTGAGCTTGGACTTGGGGCACCAGCGCAGATATACCTTGCATTTTTTGTTCTGGGGTAACAGAGATGTCTTGGCTACCCAATCCGCTAAGGTTGCCCATGTACGCATCCAGTGAGTTACCGCCGTCGGCAAAGCCCATCACGCCGCCACCCGCAGCCTGCACCATGTTTTGTTGCTGTGAGTATGGAATCTGGTTGTAGGCCGAAGCCAAGCCACTATCTTCAGAAGCGAGAATTGCCAATTCTTCCAGCGCTGCTTGTTTCTCAGCAGGAGTAGCTGGGTTCTGAACGATCTGCTGCAGTTGCTCTTTGCTGAGCTTGCTCATGCCGCCGACCATCTCTTGTGGGTCGTTGAATTTCTGCATGATGTCCAGCCCGCCGCCGTCGGCGTAACCTTTGACCGCCCCGCCCGCAGCCATTTTGCTCAGGCCGTAAGCACCCAGACCCAAAGAGCCAAGTGTTTGCGTGGATGTAGGGGGAGCTTGGTAGACCTGAGATGTCGTGTTCATGCCCATTGGCGTGCCACGAATCAAGTTGGACATGTAGCTGAGCTGCTGGTATGGGTAGTTCTTCTGGTTCAAGAAGTCTTGGTACGCCATGTTTAAGCCTTGCTGTTGCTGAGCTTGTTGTTGCCCGCCCATCTGCAATTCTTGGCCTAGCCCAGTGTTGTACTGGTTCTGTGCATTTTGGAACGCAGCGTTGGAGCCCTGCGCCTGAATATCGTTGAGCTGTTGGTTCAAATTGCGTTGGCCTTCGGCCTGCACTACGCCCTGACGTGAACCGCCGAATGCGCCCGACTGTGCGGCTTGTGCTTGTTGCCCAGCTTGCTGAATACCAAACTGACGAGTGGCTTCGCGTTTTTGAATGTCCGTTACGTTTTGTTGGTACGGATTCATGTACTGGCCAACGGTATTGGCGAACCCTTGTGGGCCAGCTTGACTAAACGCTTGATTCTGCAGATCAGAGAAGTCGGCGATGCGCTGGCCACCGTATGCTTGGTATGGGTTTTGACTTGTATCGGTAAGCGCCGCGCCTTTGCTCAGCACATCTTGCGCTGGGCCTTTTGCCCAGTCAGGTAAGTCTTGAGTGGTCGTTGTTTGCGAAGTAGGGGCAGGAGAAGATGACCCCCCACCGCCAAGAATCAAACCGCCATCAGTTTTGCGGTATGTTGCGGATTCACCGAGGGGCTCACCCATTGCATAAAGTTGACGGCGTGAAATCATACTTGCTCCGTGTTCAAAATCTTTGTGAATAACTTGTCGGTCATCTTGTACCCAAGGTATTCAAACAAACGCGAGTTGTCCAAATGAATTTTAGTGTGCATGATTACTCGGTGCACACCTTCTTGTTTGAGCACGTCCTCAGCGAACTGAAAAAGACGGATACCTGTGCGGCCTAAGCGATACTCCTTCTTCAAGAAGTAAATGTCCTCAAAAGCAGTTACGCAGGATTTGTAATGCAGGTGCGGTTGCACAATGAAAAGCGCATACCCAACGAGCTGATTATCCACCCTTACTGTGATACAGCGCAACATCTGTGCAAGGTGCAGTCTTCCGTACGCCTCGTAGTCAGGCATCAGGGGGAAGTCTTTGGTCACGCACAACTCATCGTAGTGCTCAGGGATGAGGGTTTTCAGCTCCTCAATAAAGGAGCCGGGGTCTTCAGAGTGGTACGTGGTGGTCATGCTGGCAAGTGTTTGTCAGCGCGGGTATTGGTGGCCACCTTGTTTTTGCCCACGGTTTTGCCGCGAGCTTTCTGGACACGATCCATCATCGCGTAGAGCTTTCGAGCACCTGCTTCAGTAGAACCATTACCGAGCTCAGAAACAATACGGGCAGGTACCACAAACTCACCATCAGCAAGCCGAGCAGGTTGCTTGTGTCCGATCGTTGCGGGGATTGAGTCGGAAACGCCATCGCCGGGGCCTCTCAAAAGTCTGCCACCGTCCGAGTATCCACCTAAATTGAATGCCCCGCCACCATTAGCAAAAGCCGCCATCAGGCCACCATGAGCCGCAGAGTCGCTGCTTGAAGTATCCCCCGCCACGCCGTTTACCGCGCCAACACCATCATTACCGGGGGCAGTTGAGACGCCACCATTGACCGAGCCGGCAGGGGCTACGCCAGCAGCAGTAGCCGCATCAGATTGGGAATCCATACCATTGACCGCGTTTGAAGATGTGACGCTGGTGGGAGACATTGAATCCATCATGCTCTGCGCAACCATGCCAATAACAGAGAAGGGAGCCAACGCAGAGAGGCTATAGCCAATATCCCCAACGGTTGAGCCTGTTGGAGACCCGTTAGTTGCTGTACTGGTTGTTGCGTTGCTATTGCCGCCTTGGGTGTTGTTGGGGTCATACATACTTGGAGCCAAGGTTGAGCTGATGCTGTTTGCAGGGGCTGTTGGATCAGTGCTGTAAGTCTGTGTGTTTGGGTCATACCGAGTACCGCCCGAGGCCATGCGCACCACGGGGTCGTAGCTGGGCACAGTCTGCATATTGGGGTCTTGCATACCCGCGCCGTAAGTCATGCCGCCGTCGGCGTAACCATACAAAGACTTGGCATCCGCCGCAGAAAGCTGTGTGTAGCCTTGGCCGGGGAAGTATGTATTCTCTTTTCCTTGTGGGCTTGCCGCAGGCGTGGGATTGGCCATACCGGGCGTGTAGCGGTAACGAGGCGCAATCATGGATTGGTCGGGTGCCTGCAGGCCAGATAGAGTGGCGGGTTTAGCCATGCTCGCCACCAGCGGCGCGGCGGCGTACGCTCCAAGCATCTTGTTATTCTTGAAGTTGTTGGTGATCGTGTCGGAAATTGATGGCGTGGGGTTGATTGCCCCGTTACCCATAGCTTGAGATGTGGCTTGTTGGGCCGAGTCAGAAACAGCCGCAGTTCCGGTGGTTGGCGCGTCGCCAGTAAAAGCCGAAGAGTTATAACTTACTGCGGTCGGGTCAACCGTACCAACCGCTGATGGGGCTTCCCCAAAAGCACCGAATTGCGTAGGCGTTGGCGCATACGCTGTCATATCTGTGGGGGCATTAGCAAAAGATGTAGGTGCAATATTGGATGCAGCGCCAGCACCGCCAGTAGCCGAGCCAGACGTGAACATATTTTCAACTTGGTCAGGAGTAATACCTGCTGTCAAACCTGCACCGCCGTAACCCGCCAAGCCAGCCATCAAACCTTGAGTCAAACTGCCGGACTTAGCAAAACCAAACATACCGGAGGCCGCAGCACCAAGCATTGGATCACCTGTAGCAACACCCACGCCGGCACCAATGATCGTCGGCAAAAGGGAGTCAAGAAACCCAGCTTCGGGCAGGCCAGTGTGTGGGTTGGTTGTGAGTGAGCCGCCATGCGCTTGGGCAAGTTTCTGCAGACTTTGGACTTCTTTCCCGCTCATGTGAACGAGATGGTCGTCAGGGCCGCGCCCGTGCATGGATAGGTGTTTTGCTGCGTCTTGTAAGCTCATGAAAGCCTCACGAAAATGTTATAGAACTGTATCACGCCTTAATGCGCAATGGGTAACTTGTTGCGGTTCCACCGGAGGTGTCGTAGTACACATCGCCAGAACGAAGATTGGCAAAGTCTGCTTGTGTCGGCAGGCTGATTACATACACCGCCGGGTTGCTTGGGCTCGGCGTGGCCAAAGAAAGACCTGACACCACCGTGACTGCGCCCACGTTTTGTGATGAAGCAATCATGGGGGATGGATTGTCCAACTGATTGAAGTACTGACGCAGCGCGTTGTTAAGCTGGTTCATGTACCCCTGATCGTATGTGGCGGGGGCGATAGGCAAGTTTGGAGCCACTGAATTCTTTGATGCCATTACGAACCCCTTCTGCCGTCAGGTTTGATGTCGATACGAGGAGCGCCGAGCTGCCAAGTCATATACGTTTGGTTTGACTCAACTTTGAACGCCATCTGACGTCCGCGCACTCGGATGTTGATTTGCCCAGTGAATTGCTCCACAGGAACCATGTTGGTCTCCGTGACCGTGCCAAAGTCGATGCCGCCCTCGGACAGAGGGTTGTTGTACCCAGAGCCAGAGTTCTGCAATGGCAGCAGCGACATGGTTACAGAAGGGTTTGGGTTGTTGGTGGTATCCGACCCACGGAATGTGATGTCAGGCAGGATGCGCCACACAAAACCAAAGTTGTGCCCGTCGCCAATGTCAAACTCCGATGAAGAGATATAAGCGTCAATGGCTGCTGGCGTACCCGTAGCGTTATCGTTCAGGCCATTCTCTTGGTACACCAAGTTGTTGATGTACGTGGCGGCAACGGGGTAGTTGAAAATCTTGGAGTCCATCCAAGCGGTGCGGCCCATCGTGCCGTAGTACCAAATGTCTTCCGCGTAGTTGTACACCACGTACTTGTTAATCACGGTTGAACCGGAAGAACAGTAGAACCACCACACCTCATTGAACGCTTCGCTAGTGCTGGCAAAGAATTGATCTTGCTGATCCAAGTTGATGTCTTGGAAAATGTACTGGCGCAGGTCGCAGCGCATGGTCTGCACAGTGCCGTTGTATTTGTAGAACTTGCCCAAGCCCATCCAGTACACCGTGTTGGACGCCACGGTAGCGGTGTTGACCCCCGCCATCGAGATGTTGTCGGCCATGAGTTGTGAAGACCAAACGTAGGGCGGGCCCAAGTACTGCAACGAGTACAGCGCCGCATCGGTGAACACCAAAATCTCTTGGCGCGTCTGCACCGCAGTCAAAATCTGGGAGCCGTGGGACAAGCGAATGTCACCCGCTTGGTTGGTGATCGCAGGGGTCCAGTTCACCACCGATTCTTGGTCTGACCAACGAATCAACATCGCGTCCACTGTGCCCGAGGAGTCGCCCAGCGCGGTGGTGCCAAACGCAAACACGAACCGGCTGGCATCAGACACCAGCATGTAGTTCACCGCCGTGGGCACATTGGACGCGCCGTACATCGAAGTCACAGGGATTGCTCGGTTTGAAACTGTCTGGGTGCCTGAACCCGCGCTCAGGAACGCAATGGCCGGCCCTGTTGAGGTAGCCGATACGCTGAACGTCGATCCGCTTGCGCTCGCCACGTAGTAGACCGTACCCACAGACAAGCCCGTCGGCAAACCGCCAGTGGTGTTGAACACGACCGCAAGCCCAACGTATGGAGAGATACCAGCGGAGACCGTGCCCGGGGTGTACATTGTGATCGTCCCAGTGCCCGAGGTGGTGAGAGAGATCGCCGCCCCGCCCGATGTGGTTGACAACTGCGCAGTTGTGCCCGTGGGGTTGATGATGTAATACACCGTGCCCGCTGTCAGCGGCGAGGGCAAAGAGCCAGTCGATGTGAACTGCACCGGAGTGCCTGCTGTAAGCGCTGTACTAAACGTAATGTAGTACGTGCTGGTGTTGACCGCCGAGACCGTTTGAGTATTTTGTGTGAACGTAGCCGATACGGGGGTTGAGCCAATCGACGCACTCCAGTAGTACAGTGGGCCACCACGGTAGTTGAAGATCAGGTCTTGGCCAAAGTTCTGCTGGCTCCACAAGCGCAGTGCCGAGTTACCCGCATTGCCCACGCCCCAAGTGCCGTAGCCGTACACACCCGCGCCCCAACCCGACAGAGGCTGCGCCGTAGCGTAGCCCGGGGAAATTTCATACGCTGCGTAGACTGTGGAGCCGCCGTTGCCAGTGCTGTATGTGGTTGCCGCCACGGGCAGAGTGACCGTGAATTGGGTGGTGGTCGGCGTGGATGTGACCATGTAGTTTTGATTCAGCACCGCCGCCGTGATGCCGGAGGCCACGGACAGAGAAAAAGTACCAGTTCCCGCTGTGGTTGTCGTGATCGCTGCGCCGTTGACAGCCGATGCAAATGACACGGTTGTGCCAGACACACCAACAATGTAGTAGACCGCGCCAACAATCAGCGGCGAAGGAAGCGTGCTGCCGGCGGATATGCCCAATGTGATCTGGGTGTTGGCCGCTAACGCGGTGCTGAGTACAAACTGGGTTGAACTGCTGCGGGTGAACGTCTGGTAGCTCAAAGACCGCGCCCCAGAAAACGTAACGTAGTCCCCGACCGAAACACCACTGGCTGTGCCGGTGTTCACTGTAAGGGTGGTAGAGCCCGCAGAAATGGAGAACGGGGTGCTCAATGTTTGGCTTGACCGAATGGGTGTAACGTCGTTGTAGCCGCCGCCTTGAACAATGTAGAACTTCGAGTTTGTACCCGCGCCCATCAAGTTGATCCCGCCCAGCGTTGTCCAAGCCCACAAAGAACGGCAAACGCCTAGGTACGTAAAGGGGGAGATTTGAGTCCAGCCCCCGATCTTCTCCGGCGTGCCTTGACGGAACCGAATCTTGTCGCAGTCATACCACCCGCCCTCTGTGGTGTAGCGAGTGTTCTCACGGTTTACACCGGGCTTGAAAAGAATCTTTTGTAATGGCATGACTGCATTTTCCCATCAATCGCAGGGTTACGCCATAGCTGTGGCGTTCTGCTCTACTTGGTCCACTCGGCTCAACCAACCATGCAAGAACTTGTGCTGGCTGGGGTTCTTCTCGGCCAGACTGTTGTAGAAGTCTTTCTTAGCTTGGCTGAATGCAGCAATGGCTTCTTGGGGGTTGATCTCCTGCGCGGCGGCAACGGTGCCTTGGCCAATCGCTCCGTCTGACGGAACGCCGACGGCTTGCTGCAAGAACTTGGCCGAGCGCTTGATCCCTGCATTGACGGCAAAGTCAAACACAGCGTAGTCCAGCCCAGCGGGGAGTGAGTCACACTGGCACTTGTCCCAGTAGTTGGCTTTATAGAAGGGCTCAACGATTTCTTTGGTCAGCTCGTGCATCTCGCCATGCTCCACCGCCCGACCGAGGTACTCGCCCCAAGCCGCTTTGGTCACACCCAGATTGGTTTCACCACCGGGATCGGCGGGGTCGTTGACGTAGCCACCTTCGGATTTGATGACGTGCTCAAAAGATGCGTTCCAGTTTTCAATCATTTCTGTTTCTCCTTCACTTGGTTGTAGGTGTCGATGAGGGTGTTGAGTTGCCGGATTGCTGAGTCGCCGTCTTGGGTGATGGTGACAATTCGTTGAGCAGCCTCTGGGTCAACGTCGCATCGCGCTTGGTCCCCAGCTCCGGCGGGAGTTCCGGTATCTGTGCTGGTTTGAAGCTGACGGGAGGCGATAGAAAGCCGCAACTCGCTAGTGGCAAGAGCAGACTTAAGGCGAACATTTTCAGCTTGGGCATTGGCCTCTCCTTTGACAAACTTGACTCGATTATCGGCTACGACATCCTTCATGCTGGCTTGCTTTTTGGCTTCTTCCGCTTGGGCGGCTTGCACAGCAATGAACTGTTCTTTGTAGGCTTGGTTCTTTCCGGCGTAAAACGAAAATACCATCGCCACGATGACGCCAAGAATAACGTAGGGGTTAAATATGCTCATGGTCAATCCTCGTCATCAAGTCGTGGGGGTTTGGATGGAACTGCGGGTGGCGTGGGCGCTACCACCGGAGGTTTGGGTGCTACTGTAACTGCTTGCGCAGGCGCAGGCAATGCTGGTGGGCAAGGAATCGGAGTCGGCGGAGTGACAATCGGTGCCTTTGTGATGTAGTTGGCGAGAATCTGCAAGAGCTGGCCGGCCACCAAGGTCAGGATGCCAAAGATGGCTTTGTCTACCGGGGACTCATTGAACAGTGGTTGCTCAGTAAAAACCACGCTGTAGCCAAAAAGCCAAATGATCCCCGCCAAGGATACAGCAAATGTTCTGATGACAAAGTGCTTGGTATCCGCGTCTTTTTGTTCAAGGGTTTGTTGGCTTCGCATTTTGAGGCTTGTTGAAATACTCTGGACAAGTTTGCGTAGCAACGCAGAGCGGGGGTTTACACTCATCTTCACTCCAATTTTTTGGGTCTTGGCAATGGTAGCGGTAGCGGTCTTCACAGCCAACCAGTAACAAAGCCAGCAAAATAGCGTACTTCATTCCTTGCCCTTTTTAGCTTGTTCCATCTCGCGCTGCACCTGTTGCAGTTTGCGCAGGGTGTGCTCCATAGCCATTTGAGCTACGTGGGCTCTGTACCAAACGTACCCCGCCGCCGGAATCAACAACGCAAACAAGAGCACCAGCAGAATTAAAATGGCATGGAATCCCGAGTCGCTAGACGCACTGTAAGCAGCAAGCCCCACATCCACGCCGCCAGCCCCACCAGAGTTACCCCTAGAGCTAGACGCATTGATCGACGTTGACGGATTGCCTCGCGTAGCCACCTTGCTTCATTCCTTTTGCGGATGTGCTCGCGCCGAGCAAACTCCTGTTCGTCAATGATGCGCTCGTACATCTTGAGAAACCTTGTGTATATGTCCTTTAACTCAGGGGGCGCATACACCATTGCCTCTCGGATTTCAACGCTTAAGTTCTCCAGTTGCAGCTCAACGAGTGAGCGCTCCATTGCCTTTTTAGCGACGTTTTGGTCTGGATCGTAGACTGTAACTGATGTTTCTTCCAAGTCCGCGTAGTAGTTTTTGAGCTTTTGGTGGATGTCAAAGAACTCCCCCATCTTCTGGCCAATGTCAACAATGAGTTGGGTTTGAAGTTCTTCTGGGTCTTGGGATGCACGAGCCTTTTTAGCGGGCACAGGAGCTGCGGCGGCAAACTGGACGACTGGCGCACTCGCGCTTTTGATTCCCAATAGCCCTTTAACCCAACCCCAAAATCCTGTGAGCTCCTTGGCAATAGCTTTGACGTCACCGACAGCACGCTCTGCACCTTTTTTAAACTCTTCGATGGCCATGCGGCCTTCATGCAGTTGGTCACAACCAGCCTTGATCTGCTTGACCAGCGCAACAGCACCGAAGAGAAGACTGATCGGCTCCACATTTTATTCGTACAAGATGTTAATAGAGCCAGCATCAAAAGTGTCAGTACCGTTGACTGTGGTGACGACTACGCGATCAAGAGCGCCAGTTAATGTTACAGAGCCAGTGGCAACGTTAAATCTTCCTACGTTTTCAATTACATTAGATGTAGAAATATATGAATTACCAGAAACTAAATTTACAAATGTAGTACCAGAACAAGTATTTGCTGCGGTAAAAACAGCGGTGCATAAAAAACCATTTGTTGCAGTAACTCCTCCACCCAAGGAACTTAATCCATAATTTCCTGCGCTAATATATCCAGTTGATGTTATAGAGCCTGAACCTATTTGCAAAAGAATTGGTGATGAGCCACTAGTACTCACACCGTTAAACATCACAGTAATTCGTTTAACCCAAGATGGAATTGAACTAAAAGTGATTGACGTACCGCTAGTGCTGGCCTGTGCTGTACCAGAAGTTAAATAACTTGCACCTGCCACAAGGCCAGAACCCAGTGTTTTGTTGGTCAGGGTTTGTGAATCGGTTGTGCCGACCACTGCGCCCGCAGGGTTGCCTACGCCGCCCGCAGGGAATGTTACGCCGGATGTTCCTGAAATTTGAGTTGTCATTTTTTACTCCTTAGTATTTACCTTCGGCAAATACGTTTACAAATACTGTTCCGTCTTCGAGTGCTTCAATCTCATGCCACTCTGCCGCAACCAAGTTCACGGGCTGAGTATTTTTGGTCATCACCAACTCACGGCCTTCTTTGCGAACAATCGCTGACCCAGCGTGGCACATGGTCAAGTGGGCAAAGGTGTGCTCGTGCTTGGGCAAACCCTCGCCCTTGTTGGCGTGGTAGACGTACACCGAAGCGCCGTCATAGGTCACGCTGTGGGCTGGGACAACCAAGATTGTCATAGGGTTTGTGACCCTGTTGATTTAGGTTGTGTTGGGGAAACGCTGGGCGTGGGGACTGCTTTGATGGTATTGTCAGCAGGGTCATACCAAAACTGATCGGCCACTACATTGTCGGCACAAGCAGTCCAGAACAACCCAGCGGCGACTGGGAATGTCTGATCATCAGGCTCAACTTGTGCCACGCGATAACCTGTTTCACGGGGTTCAATTTGTGAGATTAATGCTTGCATGTTCATCACCATTCAAAAATGACTACGCCTTGGTAACCTGCACCACCTGAGCCGCTATTGACATTACCGCCACCGCCACCGCCGTAAGTAGTTGCGGCATACCCAGAACCTGCCGTCCCCCAATGCGAAGAACCACCGCCGCCAAAAATAGAATTTCCGCCAACCATGATGTTATCGCTTCCTCTAGCACCGTTAAAATTTAACGACCCGCCAGAAGCTGCTCCGCCAGCGCCGCCCGGCCCGGAGTTGCTTCCATTGCTGCCGCCAGTGCATGTAACTGTGGTTATAGTTTGAGTGCCAGAAGAAATGCTAGAAGACCCGCCTACTGCGCCAACAGTTACGGAAATTGTATTTCCTGAGGTTAGACCTGTTAGGTAAGAAATAGCGGATGCACCAGCCCCGCCACCGCCACCACTACCACACCCACTAAGCGTTCCTCCATTACCGCCACCCGCCACCACAGTCACTTTCAGCGCTGTCACGCCTGAAGGAATTGTGAATGTCTGGCCTGAGCCAGTTGTGGTGAATGCTTGGCCAAGGACGCCGGGAAGACCTCCAGTTGCGGGTGCAATCTGCACGTACCAAGTTGTGCTTGATAGACGATAGAGGAATGTGTACAACCCGCCAGCGGCCAAGGTAGTCGGCGCACTTGAGATCGATTGACCTGTGTTGGCGTTGACTGTCAGCGCGGTGATTGTCTTGGTCGAGCTGAATGTGATGGTCATGCCGTCCGCAGGGGTTGCAGGCATGGTAATTGTCCCCGTTGCCAAAGTAGCAGCAGGGTTCATCACAAGGTTGGTTGTGCCCGCAGCGAATGTGTACGAGAACCCAGTTGATGGTGTTTGGTAATCGTACTGCTGGATCAAACCATTAGTACCATCTAATTTAGCGACCATTTGTCACTCCTTTTTTACAATTATCAAAATGCCATCTGGTAGCCGAGCCCCGTCCAAAGCCTTCTTTTTGGCAGTGCGGGCATTTCCAAGAATACGCTCGAACCGCAAAAATCAATTTCTGCCTTTGCTCTTCGGTTATGGGTGCATCTTTGTTTTTTGCTGGTAAACCCTTTTTTGCTGCGCTCATTTTCGCACGAGTACCTGCGGTGTGTTTTTTGCCGCGCATCAACGAGGGCTTGCCTAGCAGCAACTGTCGGTTGACCTCTTTGCGCTCTGGATTTTGCATGGACAAACGCACAGCAGCACTAATTTTCTTTTTGGTGGCCTCGCTGTACGTCTTGCCTTTGTTCCACGGAGTTATGCCTATTAAAGCCGTTTGGCCAATTAACAACGGTGGCATACCACCGCCAACACAAATGTTCCAGCCAATCTTTTCTGCCGGTCGTAATTTAGCTTCAATGTCAAGGCAATACGATTCATCAGAAACCAAAATCTCAGTTTTAATCAAATTGTCCCAACCGTATTTTTGTATGGCTTTTTTGAGGTGTGGGTTTTCTGTTCTGGTTTGATGCTGGATAAAACGACGCTCTGAATTTTTGGACACGCCGATATACCCCTGACTGAACATGTCAGTATGGTCTTTGCAGCGAATCCAATATACAGCGCAGTTCATTTTTTGGTGCCGTCAAGTTTTGCTGTCATAGCTTATTCCCAAAGAATGTTGATTGAGCCAGCGTCAAAGGTGTCTGTGCCGTTTACTGTTGTGATACGTACACGGTCAAGAGTGCCAGAAAGAGCAATAGACCCGCCAGTAGTAAAATATGCGGAAACGGACGAAGAACTTGTTCCAAGAAAAACACCATCACAAATCCAATTGTTTCCTGAAATGTTTACTAATCTGGCTGTTCCATATCTTAAATTTGAAGCATTATTTTCATAAACTTGAAATCCAGCGGTAGAAGTGCTTGCAGCAGGTGTTCCACCGTTTTCTTGATAACTGTAATATCCTAAATAACCTGAAGTTGTAACACTTCCAGCGCCAAGTTGAATTAAATAGGAAGATGTGCCGCTTAAAGACACACCTTGAAACATCACAGTAATACGCTTGACCCAGCTTGGAATGCTCGTAAAGTCGATGCTTGTGCCACTGGTAGACGCAACCGCAGTACCCGAGGTCAAGTAGCTTGCCCCAGCCACAAGGCCAGAACCCAGTGTTTTATTTGTGAGCGTCTGCGTTGCGGCAAGCGAGGCCAGAGTATCCGCCGCCACATCAGGCAGTGTCAGCACATCTGTGTTGTTTGTGTTGGGTGCGAGCAACGTGACGGAACCAGTCCCGCTTGCGCCGCCTTGCATTTTTACTGATGACATTTATGCTCCTTAAACCACAGTCCAAGTGGAATTTGTGGGGACGGTTACTGTAATACCGCTGTTAACGGTAATAGGCCCAAATGAACCTGCGTTGTCGTTGTTTGGAATGGTATAGCTTGAGGTGACAGTCTGGCCGTTCAAGAAAAAAATCTGGTCATTACCGCCGCCAACCGCGCCGCCGTTACCCGCAGCTTGCACAAAGTCGCTACCGTTCCAAGCAGCTACTGCGCTTGATCCAGCCGAGATTGAAATACCTGTTGTTGCGCTACCTGCACTGCCGCCAACAAGTTGAATAATGGAATTTGATTGGTTGATGATGCAATAGATTTTGCTTTGCGCGGGAGCGTAGATGTAGCGCGTCGTACCGGGGGAACCTGTTGCTATCAAGATAGCCATACGCGCTTGGTCTGTTGCACCGTTTGCAATCGTAAGCGTCCAGTCCGCCGAAGTGACATCTTGTGTGGTTGCGCCTGCAACCGAGTCTTCCACCAACTGAGTCAGTGAAGTATTGAGTAACGTGCCCCAAGTGTTGAGGTCTTCTCCCGTCGCCGGAAGAACGTATTGCAGTAATGAGGTGTATGCAGATGACACTTTGTGCTCCTGTGCTTTTTACATTCTAAGGGGTTCTTACACAACCGTCCAGATGGAGCCGGTTGCCACGGTTACGGTTACGCCTGTAGCCACAGATACTGGACCTGCGGAAAACCCGTTGTCCCCAGTGTTGACCGTTGCGTTTGCAGAAATAGTCTGGTTGTTCGAAATCAAACCGTTTGAAGCGTTAAATGTGGGGGCGTATGCAATACCGTTTGCATCTAAGTTGACCGATTTCTCGCTTGGATACGTACAGAAAACCGTAACAGTACCAGTGAAAGTGACCGCAGCGCCAGAGTTGCTTGACGAAAGAATCGTTGTGCGGGTCAGAGTGCCACCAGTAGCATAAGTACCGATACCCGCTTCCCAGTTCCCAGACAAGTCTGTTGCGGCGTAGTACGTGGTGTTTGTGTTGCCTACGACGGCGAAGGATTGATAGCCAGAGACAGAACCAGATAGGGTAAAGCTGACCGTCGTGTTGGCCGTGCCAGTCTGTTGTACGCGATCTGCTAAAACGAGTGCCATATTTTCCCTTTACGTATCATGCAGGTCAACCAATTCCCATTGGGCGTCCTCAGTTGTGTCAACTGTTCCCCAACCCGCAGATTCATTGGTACTGACCACGCCCCACGCAGGTGTTTGACTTGTTCCAATTGTCGCCCAATTTGGTGTTTCCGGGTTGTTAATCACGCCCCAGTTTGCATTTTCACCGTTAGTGATCGCGCTCCAGAACAACGTGCCGAATGTACCCACAGAACCCGCACCTGCGACGCCTGTGAGCGCAGCGTTGATATTGAACACCACGGTGCCCACTGAGCCTGTGCCTGTGACGCCTGTGAGCGCAGCGGATTTGCCAGCAATGACTGAACCAACTGAACCTGTGCCGGCGACGCCTGTGAGCGCGGCATTGATGTTGAACACCACGGTGCCCACTGAACCTGTGCCCGTTACCCCCGTGAGCGCGGAATTGATACTGAACACCACGGTGCCCACGGAGCCTGTGCCTGTGACGCCTGTGAGCGCGGCGGACTTTCCGGGTGTGACTGAGCCAACTGCTCCAGTACCCACAACACCAGTGAGCGCGACGGTAATGTTCGCCGTGGCTGTACCCACGTTGCCTGTACCCACGGTATTTGTGAGCTGCTCGGACACCTGCGCGGCGACGGAACCAACTGCTCCAGTACCCGCAACGCCCGTGAGCGCGACGGTGATATTCCCAGCAACTGATCCAACCGCGCCCGTACCTGTGACGCCTGAGAGTGCAGCGTTGATGTTGAACACCACGGTGCCCACGGAGCCCGTGCCTGTAACGCCTGTGAGTGCGACCGCAGAACTTGGGGAGACCGACCCCACGGAGCCGGTGCCGGCGACGCCTGTGAGCGCAATTTGGGGTGTGGCCGTGACTGTGCCCACGGAGCCTGTGCCTGTAACGCCTGTCAGCGCGGCGGCGAGGCTTGGGGAAACGGAGCCAACTGACCCTGTGCCAGTAACACCGGAAAGGGTTTCAGCAATGGATTCTGTGACGGAGCCAACTGAGCCTGTGCCGGTAACACCTGAAAGAGCAAGTTGTGGTGTGGCCACAACGGTGCCGGCTGACCCTGTGCCGTTTACGCTTGCAAGGGCATTTGCAAAGCTTTGTGAGACCGAGCCTACGGAGCCTGTACCTGTGACCCCACTGATGGAGACAACTGTGCCAGTACTAGGGATACTCGCAAACGGAGCACCCGCAAATGGGGTTATACCAAACATGGCGTCCCCCTAGTTTGGTTAAGCGATTTGGATCAGCGCGGTACCAGCGGCGTTTGTTGGCATTGTCAACGTGAAGTTACCAGCGGTGATGGTTTGAGCGCCAAATGTGTGGACGCTGACCGCTTGGTTGCTTTGAGTTGAGTTGTACAACAACACGGTATCGAACGCTGTACTGATGGTCACGTTGGTGTACACGATGCTCGCAGAGGGTGTCCAGTACGCAGTTGTGCCGCTTGTAGCAGGAGCCGTTGCGTTGGTGACGGTGTTGCCGCCGGCAGTGTAGTTTGTGCCAGACACTTCGCCTGTTGCTGAGTACGCAGTTGTGCCCGCGCCCAGAGTTGCAGTGGTGTAGTACAGCGCAGCTTTGAAAGTGTCGGCAGCGCCGCTGGCACGCACGGGGGCAGTACCAAAATTGTGTTGACCGTTCAGAATGGCGCTCTTGAACGCGGTTGTCATAGCTTGGGTGTTTGCCATAATAATTTCCTTTTAACCGAGCATTGTGGCCATACCGTCGGCCAATACGTTTTGTTTGAGTGTCACATGCACAGAGCGATGCACCAGCTCGCCGTCCAACCAATACTCAATCGCATCGGTGGATTCGTTGTCGTCTTCAAAGTGAACATCCTTGCGTTCAAGCAAAGAGTCATCCATGTCGCCTTTGGTGGTTGTTACGATCGCCATGTGCGCTCCTTATGCAATCCGAATGATTGCGGATGTGTTTGTCGATGCTGGGAATTGTACGGTGAATGTGCCGTTGGAAGTTTTGTCATTCCCAAAGTCCAGCACGCATACTGCGGGGTTGGTTGTGCCGTTGTTCAAGTAGATCAACGCGCCTCGCGCCGTGATCGCCCCAGTCCACGCAGCGTTAGCAAACGAGATATAGGCCGTGTCGCCACTGGTCCCCGTTGTCGGGGTTTGCGTGATGGTCAACAGTTGACCGCCCGCCGTGTAGCTGCCGCCCGTGGCCTCACCAACGCTTGTGTAAGCGGTTGTCGTTTGGTTCAGCGTCGCCGCGTTGGTGTACAGCGCGATGTAGTACGTGCCCGAGGTGAAGTTGTACACCCCGTTCATCAAACCTGTTTTGAAGGCGTCGCACGCCCAATTGCCAGTAAACGCCATATCAAGTCACCGCTTGGCGGTACTGCCCGCTTCTATAACTATCTTCGCGTTCAAGGCCATCGCCCAGACGTTTTGCTTGTGCAAGTGCTTCTTTGTACTTCGCATCGTACAAAGTCATCATGTCGGTCTCACCCTTCATGTAGGTGTAAGCCTCAACCAGAGTGCCGTACAGCAGTACGCTGTCGTAGTTGTCGCCCAGCCAGCTTGTGCCGGTGGAGTTCGTGACCGAGTTGACTGTTGCCGTGAACGCAACGCCACTTGTTGAAGTGCCGCCAATGTCCGTGACTGCAGCGCTAACCACGTCGCCCACAATGTAGTACGCGCCGCCTTCGGTGATCGTGATGCTCGTGACGATGCCGCCAGAGACAGTGACCGTGGCTGTGGCCGAGTTACCAGACCCGCCAGTCAAGGCCACGTTGAAATACGTGCCAGAAGTGAGCGCAGAGCCCAATGTGGTCAGCACCAAGTTAGACATCGTACCCTGCACGATGCTCGCGGGGTAGTAGTAATAGTGCAGTTCGACGTTGTAGTTTTGATCCGGTGTCGGGGCCAACAGAAACGACAGCTCGTTGGAAATCACGCCACCAGACACAGTCGGCCCAAAGAGCGCGTAATACTGCGGCTGGGATTGGTATGACGCGGAGGGGTACGCTTCCCGCAAGAAGTTCACATCCTTGTTGAGCAGGTAGTTGTAGTTGCCCGATGCGTCAACGACTGCTAGAGAATACACAGACAAGAAGTCGCCGGGGGAGGCCAAGTAAGGAGTTGTGGACGACACAACCCCCACTGAATTTTTGCGCAGCGAGGGGAACTGAATCGTATTGTGAATACGCTGCTCGGCTTGACGGATGAAGTTGTTCATGTCCACGGTCGGGACAGTGTTCTCCGTGTAGTCGGTGACAGCAGTTACAAGCTGCGCGTAGTTCATGCCATCGGACCTCTGGCCATCACACCTTTAGTCGCTGCGCCAGTGCCACGGATTTTGATACCTGTGGATTTGGCTTCGCGGGTGTGGTTGCCTACGCTCACACGGCGTGCGGGCATACCACCGGGGGTTGATTCATCAGCGGGCATTGTGTTGGGGTCGGTTTCATACTCGACGCCCAAGTCAGCTTTGCTCAGCGCTTTGCCGGTCATGGTGTGTGGCTTCGCGTACTCAGAAGCGGGCTTATTATTCTTGGCCATATTAGCCTCCGCGTTGGTTTTTTGCACGAGCCATGTTACGACCAACGGCACGCATTGCTTTGCCGGTCACGCCACCTTTTTTGAGGCCAGACAAGTTGGTCTTTTTGTTCTCGTGCAACTGTTTGTCGTGCATACCAAAAGCTTTTTTGATGAGCTTCTTGTCTTGCGAGATGTCGGACTTTTCGTTTTCCATTTTTGCCATGATCGGCTCCTTATGTCGTTGCGACTGTAACTGTACCAATACTTACGCTTAATGCCAAGTTGTTTGGCGTCAGCGCAGCGTCAAAATATTCAGAGCCCCCGACAGGGTTCCAACCCCATTGGAAAATCCGACTACCACCTTCGTTAGTACCTTGAGCCAGAGGGCTGGTACTTGTGCTTCTGATGATCTGCAGGCCGTTGTTACCGGACACAGTGTAACTGCGATCAGGGCGTGGGTCTCTCAAACCTTGTGGGTCATCGACCGGGAACATACCGAGCTGCAACTGTGGATGATCCGGGTCCCAACACTCAGGACAGACCAGCAAGTCGTAGTTCTTGGTCTTGACGATTTCTTTGCGCAACTGCTTGAGCTTGTACCTCTGCCCACAGCGGTCGCACTCGGCAATCGCCCATTTGCCGGATGCAAATCTGTTTCCCATTTAGATCGTGTTCCCAATGAACTGCTGACGCGGCACAAACCGAATCGAGGCTTTTTCGTGATCTTCGTAGGCCGCGAGCTCCCATGCCTCATCGTACTGTTGCTTCAGCACGCCAAGTTTGGGCATACCCTCGGGGATTTTGTTGGCGATGTGGAACGACAAGCCCGCCGCCATCGCTGGGATGAAGCGGAAAGGCACATCCATCACATTCACACCATTGCCCGCATCCTGCGTGCGGCGCAGACGCCAATACACGAACTGATACGGTTGCGAGCCATCTGGGGTTGGCCACACGGTGACGCACGGCAAGTTTTGTTGGTTCACCCCCGCGTTCGCGCTATGCGCCGCAGCGGTTGTGTTGTTCTGCCCGCGCACGCAGTTGTAGAGCGTATTGCCGGAGATGTACCCGTAGACAATCGTTTCTGCGCCGATCTGTATAAACCCAGTGCTAGGCAAGTTCGCCGTGCTGCTCAGCGGGATCGTGGTATCTGTTGCGCCAATGCTGCTTGCAAGGGTGTAGCCTGTGCTAAACGTCTGACCATCCAGTCTTTGCACCCAAACCTGAATTGGACGAGCCTGTTGCAGTTTGTTTGGGAGGGTTGCATAGGTAGAAACACTAATGCGTGTGATGGTCAAGTCGGCTTGATTGGAAGTGCTGTTTGCCTGCGTGCGGATGACGTGCTCAAGCAAATCCACGGTGTCGTTTGGAATAGGGTATGTGTTTTGGCCCTGCACCAAGTTGATGGTGCCCGAGTCGATCGTCCACATGTTGATGCCGCGATTGGCCCATTCAGCGAACATGATGTTCAAGCTGCGGCGAGCGGTCTTCAAGTCATAGCCAGAACGCAACTCCCGACCGGCGCGTTCAAACGCTTCCTCAACAAGCTCAACGAGTTGAAGATTGAATCCTGCGGTGCCGGAAGTTGTATTTGCCATGATTATTTTCTCCGATACTCGGCGAGTTCTGCTAGGGTTTTCCCAACCTTACCGCCTTTGGCTTTCTTCGCGGTTTTGGCTGACTTGATGAAAGCCTCATCCGTTGGTGCGCCTTTAGCACCGGGTTTGCGCATCTTTTCACCACGCTTACGCTTGGCGTTGATGTTCGCATACAACCCCACCTTTCCGCCTTCGGCGTACTCGGTAAAGTCGGTGTCGTCGCGGCGTGCTTTGCGCGTACCGCTTGGCATCTTAGAGGGGCGCACTGCCCCCATACCGCGACTGGCCATCATTTGCGTTTCGCCATTCCGCCGCCGCACATGGCTTTGACTTTGTCTTGCTCAAACTGGTGCCCAGCAGAATGCTTCATGAATTCGCCGCTATGGTGTTTGTGGCCACCATCTTCGTGCTTTTTCATGGCTTCGTGGTGCATTTGATGTGCAGAACCGGGTTCTTTCATCAGGGGTGCGTGATCCATTTTCATAAGTAACGTCCTTTAGTTTTGCCGCGTGCAGCTATGCCATCGCCACGGCTTGATGCTGAAGATTTTGCCACGCCGCCTTTTTTCATGGCGCTGGAGCCGGGGCGACCAGAAGAGCGCTCAGGGGTACGAGTACGACCTTGGCTTTCAACTTTTGTTCCGTACTTACCCAAGCGTGGGTTGTAGTCGGAATCATTCGACAGTTTTTTCTTCAAATAGTCACCAACAGGATCGAAATCTTTTGCCGATGCTTTTGCAGAAGGTGTAGAAGGCGAAGCGTTTTTGTTGTACCCAGCATCGGGTGATGCTTTGGATGGGGTAGAAGCGGGCTTACTTGCGGCGGGTTTTGAACCAGCCATTTCAGTCGTGTACTTCTTGCCGTTAAACGTAAACGTGTCATTGCCCGCTGCGCGTGCGGCTTTGAAAGCAGCACCAAAATTTGAGGGGGTAGACGCGCTGCTATTCGCCTGCTGTGCGGGGGTCATCGAGCCGCGATCGCTTTCATCTTCGATCGCTGGATCAACTTCACCGCCGTCGTCGTATCGTTTGGTTTTCACTTTGCCACCTTTTTTGTAAGGAGTAGTGCGTGAGGCTTCGTACGCCTTGTCATTGGCCTCTTGCGCTTTGCGGTCGGCCTGCTCTTGGCGTGCTGCTTTCTCAGCAGCGCTCATTTGTTTTTCAGCCATGATTAACCCTTAGCTTTGCCGCCGCGTTTCATGCCGGTTGTGGAACCAGCCATTTTGGGCAACATGCCTTTGGTCTTGCCGCGCTCGGCCAAACCATCACGGCTAGGAGCAGCAGTGCGCACCTTGCCCATTGCCTCTTTAGTCAAGCCCTTGCTTTCTTTGCTTGGATCTTTGCCAGTAGTGTTGCCACCGCTCGCCATTTTTTTCGCTTTCATAGAACCACCTTTTTTAAAAAGCGCCGATTCCCCATGACGAGTTTCCGGCTTGTTGACAACTTGTCGGTCAGCGCGGGTTTCCGCGCCACCCTTGAATTTAATGCCTTTATCGGCTTGTGTAAAGTCTTTTCCCACAGATTGTGGAACTCCAGCTTTTTTTGCAAAGTCTGGGTTGTTGGCGACTGCGGCCATAAAGTTGTGTTGTTTTTTGCTAGTTGAGGGCACTGCGTTGCTCCTTCATGTAGGCATCGAGCTTGTCGTTGAGTTTGTCAA